TGGCAACAACGGGAGCGAGTGGTTCTACGCCCCCGACTGGGCGCACCCGACACGTCCGATCACAATCGACAAGTCGCCATCCGGCTACCACATAACTCAGGTGGGCCCCAATGGTGGGCGCCCCTACCGGCGCATGTCTGACACGAACTACCGCACCTACGACGAGGCCTTCAGGGCGCTGATGCACCGCAAAGCCGATGAGCGAGGTGAAGCATGATTAGCAAGCGGCAGTGGAGGCGTTGCCTGGCCGGCGCCAAGGGGCAGACGCTCAGAGAGTCGGTCAACGGTGAGCTGCGCTCCCAGGACTCGACCCTGAACGACATGGGCATACGCTCGCTGTACGTCACCAACATCGAGGGGTCATGGAGGGTCGTGGTCAACGGACAGTACCAGACGGGAGGCTACGACGGCCTCTCTGAGGTGCTGGACGCCTTGGCCCGGTGCCCCATCGCCTTCGATGACGACGTGGACCCAGAGGGGAAGAGCCTGTGAAAATCAAGGACGAAGTCCACAAGGATACGCGCGCCATGGAGGCCATGAGCGATTCAGTGGCCGAGATGCAGCGTGCAGAGGATGCCCTTGCCCATCTCGTGCAGATGGCTCTCGTCATCATCCTCGACAGCCCCGACTGGACAGAACCATGCGTGGAACGAACAGTCGCCCGCTGCTTTTGGCGCCACAGCGGAAACTACTTCCAAGAGTGGAAGGACAATTCGGACTTCCGACGAAACTACCAACAGGAGCAAAAGTAATGACCGTCCAACTCACCAGCACCAAGGGGTTCGGAATCTCGAGCCTCACCGCCCTTGTCCACGGACCCTCCGGGTCGGGCAAGACCTACGCAGCTCGCACGTGCCCTGGCAAGACCCTCGTGGTCAGCGCCGAGGCCGGGTTGCTCTCTCTTCGAGACGTGTCCCTCGACGTGGCCCTGGTCAAGGCGTTCAAGGACCTGCAACAGGTCTACGTCATGCTGCTCGACAATGAGGCGGGCTACGAGTGGGTGTACATCGACTCGCTCTCTGAGGTGGCTGAGATTTGTTTGGCCGAGGAGATGACCAAGACGGCCCACGGGGTGAAGGCCTACGGGGAGATGCAGACCAAGGTCATGCGGATGGTCAAGGCGTTCCGCAACCTGCCCCTCAACGTGGTCTTCAGCGCCAAGCAGGGTAGAGACGTGGACCCGGAGGGCGTGGCCTACCTGGCCGCCGAGCTGCCTGGCCGCAAGCTGAGCATCAAGGTCCCCTTCCTGCTCGACCTCGTGCTCGGCCTGACCATCCGCAAGGACGACAACGGGGCCATCCACCGATACTTCCAGACGACGGAAGCCAACGGGGTCCACGCCAAGGACCGCTCTGGAGCACTAGACACCTTCGAGCCGCCTGATTGGGCGGTGATTCATTCTAAGATTTCCAATTCATCCACCCAACAAACAGGAGAATAAGGTGGCTTCTATTAACTTCGACGTATCGGATGTCCCAGAGGACGATGGTCCCAGCTTCACCCCGCTGCCTGCGGGTTGGTACGTGGGTCGTGTCATCGAGAGCGAGCTCAAGCAGAACAAGAAGGGCAACGGCTCCTACCTGCAGTTCGTCATCGAGATTGACACTCCCCAGTACCAGAACCGGCTACTGTGGGCTCGTCACACCTGGGAGCATCAGGCTTCCAGCGTGGCGGTGGAGATTGGGCACCGTGAGGTTGCTAACCTGTGTCAGGCCGTGGGTCGCCCCAAGGTGTCGGACACGGAGGAGCTTCACGGCACCCAGTTCCGTGTGAAGGTGTCGCTCAAGGACGACCCCCAGTACGGGCCCACCAATGACGTGGTCGGCTACAAGGCGGTGGGCTCTGCCCCCAAGGTCGCCCCTACGGTGACCGAGGTGGCAGCGACTCCGCTCAACGACGACGACATCCCGTTCTAGACATCCCGTCTAGACAGCGCCCACACCCCCACACCCCCTTAAGGGGGGTGCGGGGTGTGTGTGGTCTTGGAGGTAGGGACGATGTCCCTCTATGAGAACACAGAACTGGCCCAGAGGGAGCGCCACGACATCCAGCCTGGATGGTACGCGGTGTACAACATCCGGGCCACGGTGAACCGAGCCGGCACCAGCATAGCGTTCCTGAGCATCAGCACGCTAGGCAACCACGTCCCTGCCGTCGACCGCTGCCCCCTGAGGTGGCCGGTGGCGGTGGTTGAGCACGACCCCTTGGTCGACGCCATCTGGAACCTCGATGACGAGCCCATAGACACAGGCACGCGTGGACTCTACGCCACGCCTGTGTGGATGGTGGAGCTGGGCCCTGGGGGCAAGGTGGTAGGCTTCACGCGCGCCACAGCGGTGCGTGGCCTGAGCGGGTGGTCATCGAACTGCCACCTGCTGGCCCAAGAGTGGGCTGACGACAACGCGTATCAGGCCGAGGCTAGGGCCAGGAGGTGACCGATGGATATGAATGATGTGATAGGGGAGATACGCAAGCTGCGTAGGGGGAGGATATGCCCCTGTATCGAATGCGACGAAGACGTATGGGACGCGGGAGAGGTGTATTGCGAGCCGTGCCGTAGGCTGGTCATGCTCAGGGAGGCAGACGAGGAGATGGCGTTGGCGTTCATTGACGAGGGCCCCCTCCCCCCATGACAGAACTGACAAAACCCAAGGCCCCATCTCATCCCCCGGCTCCTTCCAAGCCAACAGTATCGGGGGTTGTGGTGGGGCCTTACTTTAGTCGTACCGAGCGTGGATTTGACACGCTGTCAAGTATGTGATATAGTCAATGATGTCGAGTTGTTCGACCAACTACCAAGCGAGGAAACAAGTGATTAAGATCGACACGTGGTGTACGGACAAGGATTGTTGCTCCCCGCCCGGTTACCACGACCACTCGTCCGAGATTGTGTGTCCAAGGCCGGGGTGCTTGGGGCTGACGATTCCCGTTGCCGGTCGGCGGGACCTGGTTGAGTGCTTCGCCTGTGGTCATAGGTGGGCGCCGCAACCCATTACCATGTAGCCAACGCCGCCTGGGCACCGGCCACGACCTAGTCGTCCAGGTAGCGCAGGGCAGCAACGCCAGCGGCTCCGGTGAGCACAACGCCAGCAACGAACCACACAGCGGGGTGCTCGTACCAGCCGGGAGGCGGGACGGGGTCAGCTACGATGTCGAGGAGCTGCAGCTCAAGGGCATCGGCCCTGCGCTGCTGGATGCCGGCGCGCTCCTCCAGGGAGGCTCTGATGATGGCCCCCTTGGCCCTCTCCATCTCGCAGGAGTTGGCGCACCCAGGGAGGTCCACCTCCAGGCACTGGACGGCCTTCTTGGCAGACGCCTCGCTGACCAGCAGCCCATCGCAGGGTGCGGGTGTGCTCGCGAGCAGAGTGTGTGCTCGGGAGCAGGGAGCGGAGGTGAGCAGGATGGCGACCAGAAGAGCTGTGGTCATCCCGTCATGCTGCGCGCCGCCTTGCGCCGTGCGTTCATGCCCATGAGCGTCTTGGCCAGCGCGGCTTGGCGCTTGGTCCGGGTCGATGCCTTCGAGTCCTTCTTGAGCACCTGCGCTGCGTACTGGCGCGTTGTCTCGCCGGCCGCCTTCGCCTTCTTCTTGAAGGCACCTGGGCGCTTGATTGCTTTCTTAATCCAGTCAGCCATCACTCTTCTCCTGTGGCTTTGTCCCAGGCCGTAGCCAGTGAGCCGTCATCGAGTCGTGCAGCGGAGACAGCGCGTGCCGTCTCGGCCAGCTCTGCGCGAAGCACCTTGTGTGCCTCGTCCACCTTCTTGAGTTCCTCTCCTTGCTTGCTCACTGAGGCCGAGAGCTCTTGGGCTGCGGTGGTGGCCTCGTCGGCGACGGTCTGGAGTGTGCCTGCCTTCTGGGTGAGGGCGTGGGTGCGTCTGGCTGTCGAGCGCCACAGGGCGAAGAAAACAGCGGACGAGCTGACCAACACTGCTATCACCCACTCCATCAGAAGTCCTTGTCGCTCTGGCCTGCGGCCTTGATGCGGGCCTTGATGGCAGAGAAGACGTAGGTGGTCAAAGACCCGGCCCCGATGCCGATGATGGCACCGAAGCCGGTATACCCAGCGAGCACGTACCCGAAGCTCCCTCCAAGGACCACGGACAGTGCTCTGAGGAACGCGCGTCTCCTTCTGGAATCGGAGAGCATCTTCCCCCTGAGTAAGAGCTTGAATACCTGAGTGATGGAGTAACTGGCAAGGGCTGATGTGCCCAGAAGCATGATGAGCTTGCCCCAGCCTGCGTTATCCAGAGTGATTGGTTCCATCAGTCCTTCGCCTCGATTCGTGTGAGTCTGTCGCCTTGGCC